AGGACCCATATTAAGATAAATGGAATCAGTATCAGAAGCAATGACATAATCAACATCCTCTGTTTTAAGAAGTTTATTTAGATAAACATTCATCTTATTTTCGATCCAACGAATGGATACTTGACCACTCAGAGTGATTGCCTCAGCATTTTCTAGTTTGTAATAACGAAAATACTGATTGCCGATAGCACCATAAGCAGAGTTAAGAGAAATCTTTTTTGCCATTTGGATGTTGTTGCACCTTGCAATTTCCTTCTCTAACTCCTTTGTCTTGTTCTTTTCATACTGCTTCTTTGCTTCAATCATCTTCTTCTTGAAGATTACACGGTCCTGATACATCTTCTCCATCAGTTCTGGAAGCATACCTTTTACTCTGCGATAAAGTGCTCCATTAGCAGTCATAGTAAGATTTACCTTTTGTAAAGGTTCTAAATCTAACTCTTGTTTTAGGAGTTTATCTACATTTGCTTTATTAGAAAGTTCTCTTACTTTCTTAAGTGCCTCCAACTCTTCTTTAATTTCTTTAGAAGACATTTTACGAACATCTTTCCACATATTATTACTCATAGCGAATTTTCTTTCTGTTATTAAATCTTCCACAGTAAGAACATTTACCAATATCTCCTACCATATCTCTATCACAATAAGCACACCATATCATTCCATATTTTGCTTGTTTTGATTTTTCTCTATTTCTTGGTTGGTATTCTTCTTCGTAAGTCATTTTAAATAATTTTACTATGTTTTTTACGATTTTCACTCATCGTGATAATTTGTAAATTATCTTCGTGATGTTTTCCTCCTTTTGAAATTGGAATAATATGGTCTACTTCGTGAGGAATACCAGTTTCTTCAGTTAATCTTTTTGCTTCACAATATATTTCATTTATTTTTTGTTGGTTTGAAGTTTCATCAAAAGCATCTCTCATTCTACATCTTCTGCGAGCAGAAATAGAATTCAAAACTGCTCTTTTATGCTCTTCACCCAAATATCTAAATTTAGAAGAACAAGAATGAGAACAAAACCGAAGTTTCCATTTTTCACTTGTTGCTCTAAATCTACTTACAGTGAATGGAGAACCACAATTTTCACAAAAAAGAGTTTCTTTTCTTTCTTTATTTTTGTTCTCCAAATGTTTAGGTTTTTGCAACCCATATTTTTGTATTTTTTGCTTAATAAGTGGGTCAGAACAACCAAAAAATTCAGCACACTCTTTTCTACTTTTGTTATCAATAATATAAAGTTGTTTTAACTGTTCTTTTGTTATATTGAATTTTGGTTGCATTTAGTTTTATCCACACTTTATTATTTATAATGTGTGGATATTCTACAACATTTTTTCTAATTCCGCAATACGATTATTAATATCATCCATACTCACAAGAGTTTCGGGCGAAATTGAATATTGCATAATAAGGTGAGGATAAAGCGAATTTAGATCGAAATTCACAACCCAATCATACTTTCCCGGTTTTGGTTCTTTTACATATGCACCAGCATACTTTTCATTCTTCTGAGTCCTATTCCTTGGAGGAATAACAATACTCCTCTTCTTGAGATAATTATAGATGATATTATCCCACATACGAACTTGATAGAACACATCAGCATAGTTGACTTTAGCGTCGTATGCCATCGTCAAAGCAAGTTCAATCAGTTTCATCTTGTCTTCCAAACGGTCAACAAGTTCTACGTCAACGATGTTGTACTCAATAAACTTTTGCCACCCCTTGGTATAAAACTCCTTAAAAGTATCAAATTCAGAGTGGTCCAGTTTTTTCTGTCCCAACTCAACTTCGGCAATATAATCAAGACGATATGATTCCTGTGCTTTATATGTAAACTTTTTATAAAGATCGAGATAATCAAGTTGGGTTAAACCACCAACATCAAAAACAGTATTCTTACGTCCATTAATCACTATTTCACCTTCAGTTACGAGTCCCCAGTTGGAGAAACGCTTCATCAGTTTTTCACCAAGAACACGATTCAGTCTCTTACAGATATAAGGAATATCGTACAACTGAATGTTCCAACCAGTCACCACATCAGGAACATCAACCATCCAATAATTAATAAAATGACTGAGAAGTTCATATTCACTTGGGCAGTGATGATATGTTACGTTACTCTGTTTATTATCAAATGGTTTAACACCCCAAGTAATAATTTCTTTAGTCGTATAATCCTGAATTGTAATAGCAAGAATTTCTTCAGAGCAAGATTCTACATCAGGGAATCCTTGCTCCGAAGCAACCTCAATATCCAAAGTCACAAGTTTAATTTTGCTGATGTCAAACTTAATTTCATCTTCTGGATATTTTTCCGAAATATATTGGTAGATATATCTATCGTTACCAAAAATTTCAAATCCAGCAATCTCATCATATTTTTTATAAAACTCTCGGCAATCTTTAACTGTTCCCGGACTAATTGGTTCTACTGATTCTCCATTTAATGTCTTATACCTAGATTCTTTTTTAGTCTTTACATAAAGAGTTGGAAAAAACTCATCCCTCATTTCAAATCTTTTTCCATTTTCAACTCCACGCACCAAAAATTGATTACCAATCAATTGAACATTAGTATAAAACCTTTGCATCATTCTTTAATCAAGTCCTCGTATTTTTCGAGTAAAGTTGGAGTTGGATCTGCAAGAGTTAAAATCTTATCCGAACTCATCATAAATGTATTTTGTTTTGTATATCCGCATAGAAATGGATGAAGAGTTTTATCCTCATTGATGACAAATGGGTCTATTAGTTTGCAATCAGGTTCTCCAATATCAGAACCAACTTCTTCAATCTGACTAATAAGGACATTACTATTCATTAAAAATAATATTTTAATTATTTTTTCTGTAGATAAGTTTTGGGGCATTTTATCTCCATACCTGACGATATTTTAGCAATAAAAAAAGGAGGAGTCAAGTTTCTCCTCCAATTTCTCATTCTATTCGATACTTAACTTATAAGTAATCTTTACGTTTATGGTGTTCGGGAACAACTCTTCCTAAAGTAATTTTCAAAAGCCCATCCTCAAAATCAACTGATCTAACTTCCGTATCATCAGAGAGTGTCCAGGAACGTGTAAAACTCCGTTGAGCCAAACCCTTGTGCAGGTAGTTCGATTCCGCCTCTTTATCTTCCTTTTGACCTTCAACAAAAAGTTTTCCTTCTTGTGTATAGACATAGACTTCTTTCTTTTTAAATCCCGCAAGTGCAAGTTCAAGACGTGATTCTATATCACTAACTTGAATGAGATTGTATGGGGGGTAATTGGAAGTTGTTTCGTGCAAATTAAATAGACGATCAAAATATTCATCCATTCCAATACTATATTTATTAATTTTTTCCATCAGCGCAGGAAGATCTGCAGCAGTATAGCGTGCAAGGTTAGTCATTGTAGTAACTCCTTTTTTAAAGCGAGGTTTAATTGTATGATCCCAATATGGCGATCACTTATTATTTAACCATAAAACGAAAAAAAGAGGTATCAGTAAAACCGAACCTCTTTTTAGGGTGTTCCGACTTTTGTAGAGACCGCACGAAAGTCTCATACTTATTTATTCGTTTTCCACTACCTTTCCTTTTTTACCAATGTTGTATTTTTGTTCAAGAACCCAATCACCCTTATCCTTATAGGCAAGAACTTTAATTTGATTGAGAGGCGCAATATCAGTTACATTATCTTGTTTGACGACAGTAATAAGTCCCCAATCGGCAAGTAAGCGTACAATACGATTTCTACGCTGAACATCATTTACTGTAAGATTGGCGTGTTTACCATCTAGAGCAAATAGTTCTTTAAAGTGTACAATAAAATATCTACCTTGCTTATGAAGAATATGGCAAGATTGGTATAGTTTTTTCTCCTTTCTCGATGCAACTCCAATGCGAGTCAAGGTCTCGCGAACTTTCAGAAAATCATCAGGTTCATTAAGAATTACTTCTACCATTTGGTCCTGCGACCAGTCAACAGTAGGTTCTACCGTAGTAGTCATTTTTTTCCTCCAATATCAAGTCGTTTTTTAATAAAGTTAATTTGTTCTTTTGTCAGGATTTTCAGTGCTTGAGATGCTTTTGCATTACTATATCCATAGTATTGTTTTACACATTCCAAGTCTGTAACCTTATCCTTTTGGAGCCAGGGAGAAAATCTCTTCTTTTTCCTTAGACTATTTAGATAAAAAGAATATTGCATATCTTTGTCAAGATGGTGATGCATATTCATTTCGTTAGCGAACAAAATACAATCAATGTGCCCGGATAAGCAGCGGTTAATGATAAATGGAGGATACTCTTTAATATCTTCTGATATGTCTTCTTTTGAAAAATTAATAGAATTAAGCCAATCTTTAAGTTCGTAAGTCATCGTATAATTTGAATTTCATCTTCATCTGTCCAAAGTTCAACTTTTGTTCTGAACCTATTTTCCTCTTTTAGTTTCTCATACCTTTTAGTTGCCTTCTTCTTCCACCAAGAAATAATGTTCTCCAAATAAAACTTATCCCAATTTGGGCCAGGAATTAATTTATCGTTCTCTCCAAGTATTACTTCACGAACATTTGAATATCCATATTCTGAGATATAAAACCTTTTCTTTTGAGTGAGATTAAAGGCAGCATTAATGATGCGATTAAACTCATCAAGTTTTTGCTTATCTTGGAGTGAATTTCTAATGATAGAGATCATCTTGGTTTGTCGCTTCATCTTTTTTGATGATGCTTTATTGTCTGTCAAGGGAGTGTTGTTGTTTAAGTAGGTGAATCTATCATGCAACTTATGAAATGATTCATCATGAAGTAGTGGGAGAAACTTACTTTCAGTAAGTCCTTTATATCTCATAAAGGGTTTAAGTCCATCATATTGCGATGCATCTGTGGTTGAACCATAAAGAGAGGTTGTCTCAAAAAGAGCAATATCTTTTTCAAAGACTTCGTTAAGAGTCTCACGAGCAAAATGTGAGCAACACATCAAAGAAAGAAGTTTTCCACCAAGATAGTTGTACCCGAACGGTTGAGAAGGGACAATCACAAAACCCATCGCAGCATGGCGATTAAAAACAGAAAGATCAGGAACTTTTCCTAACCATTCATTTCTTGGTTTTGAGTTGATTGTTGGAGAACCAAAGCGAATAAATCCAAGTACTTTCTTAGTATTCCTCTCAAAAATCATCCAACGTAGTTCTCTCCCAGGAATATTCGACTCATTATTATGAGAAGATACAACCTGCAACAGACTATTGTAATAATCCTGTGGAAGTGCTTGCTGAAAGCGATCTCCAATGAACTTAATATCAAACTCCATATCTTCTGGATGAATATCTTCATTAAAGAACTCATCGTGAAGAGGAACCAATGTGCTAGTGTTTTTGATTACTTCTTTTTTTACAAAACGCAGGTAGTCCTCAATATTTCCCATCTGAGAGAAATACTTAATAAACTCATCTGCTGCCCACTGGGCATCTTGTTCGGAGATAATCATTTAAACTCACACTCACACATAAGTTCAGTTAGTGCTGCTAGGAGGTTAATTTCCTGATCAGCCACGAACGCACATTGGTATTGATACTTAGCAATAACAAGAACGGCAGCAGGGATAGATTGGGGTGAAAGGCAATCATAACAGGCGTCATACACCCTACGAAGTAGACTGCTAGCATCGTTGTCCAGGTTGGAGACCACCCACTTTCGGACTTCAGGAAAGTTTTTGTCTTTGAGATTTTTGATGAGTTCATTTACAGAGATGTCTGAGAAAGATGCAAGAATGCCCGTGTCGATTTTTCCTCCCGTAGAGTACCTCTGACACTCGTTAAGGACTCTACGAAAGTCTGGGAAGTGCTTTGTAACGAGTTCTGCAAGAACCTTTTGATCATACTCAACCTTTTCCGCATCCAGAATCGTTTGGAGACGCTTGAAGAATGCTCCTGCAAGTTGCTGCCTTTGTTTCCCTTTGATGGTGAAGTCGATAACTGCACATCGGGAGTGAAGAGGTTCAATAATTTTGTTTTTATAGTTGCAGGTGAAGATGAATCGGCAGTTGTTATAAAATGCCTCAATATTCGCCCGTAGTAGGAGTTGTACGTCGTTCCCTGTGTTATCCGCCTCATCGATGATGATGACTTTGTGTTTAGAAGATCCCGTAAGTGAGACGGTCGAAGCGAAGTTCTTTGCTTGGTTCCGTACAGTATCCAGGAAACGTCCTTCGTCGGATCCGTTGATG